AATAATAAGATAGAAATTCTCAAGAAAAGATCAGAACGATATATCAAGAATAGAGATAAAGAGTTATCTAGACAGAACGCTTATTACCTAGATCCTATTAAAAAAGAAAGGATTAAAAAATATAATTTGGAAAGATACCATCGCCTAAAAATTATTGAAAAAAATAAATTATTATCTTCTTAATAAATATATGGCAGGAGCTGGATCTATTGGTACTGACGCTTATACGAGAATGATTAATGAAAAATTAATTCAATTGGATACTAGATTCGCAATTGATAATCAGTATACCCCATTAATAGGAGATTATTCTGGTCTTCGAGGAGGTTCACGAAAGAAAGATTATATTACCCCTGGGATTTCTGGTAGTCAGTATCCTTTGAATTATCCAGAGTCATACGCAATTTCAGCAGGAGTGATGAGACGAGGTCGTCCTGCTCGTCCAGTTTCAATTATTAGTCCAGTTAATCATGTATATCCTACTATCATGCCTATGGGAAGACTTCCTATGGGACGAAATCCTTCAACTTATACTCCCAAACCTCAAGGAGGAAAAAGAAGATCTACAAAGGGAATGATGTCATTGACGATGCCTGGCGAACTTGATTATACCACGAAAAAATCATCTATGTATCATGATATTGGTGGTCATTATGTTAAATCTTTACCTCGTCCTTATTCAGGAGGAAAATTACCTAGTTTAAAAGATATTGGAAGAAGTATTTCTAGAGGAGCTAAGAAATTAGGAAGTGAAATTACTCATACGGCAAATCAAGTTGCTACTGGTGCTAAAAAAGTTGGTAATGAAATCAAAAGTGATTATCAAAAATCAAGTCCAGAATTTAAAACTATTGCTAGAGCAGTTTTACCAACAATTGGATCGTATCTAGGAGATATGGCAGGGGCAACCCTTGGAACAGCACTTGCTCCTGGCGCTGGAACATTTATAGGTTCAACTTTGGGATCTGTTGCAGGAAATCAGTTGGGTCAATATGCTAATAGAAAAATAGGTCTTGGACGCAAGAAGAAAGTTCCAGTTCTTAAACCTGATAAAAGAATTCCAGTTCATTCTCTTCAAACTGTTAAATATAGTAAACGAGGTGGAGCAAGATCTGGTTCTAGACATGAACTAGTTAAACAGATAATGAATCAACATGGCGTTAGTCTTCCAGTTGCTAGTAAATATATTAAGGAAAATAATCTCTACTAAATATATAATGCCTCTTATGTATGCGAATTATCCAGATCTAGATATGAACCTTCTCAATTCCGCAAAGAAAAAGATATTCAAATCTGCAGTTGATCAGTATACAAAAGTAGGAGATATTCAATCAAATATTCAACCAACTCAATCTTTAATGAATGAAAATTTTTCAAAGATTACATTATTTTTAAAACAAATGTTAAATGCCTTTAAAGTTATAATCAACGCACCTACAGTCATAGATCAATATGGTTACGCTGTACCTGATTATAAAGAAATAGGAAATAAATTATCAATTGATTATGCTCCTCAAGTTCAAGAATTTCTTCATTTATTTGAATTAAGTATTTATCCAGTATATAATTATTTTAGCGCTCAACAAAATCAAATCATAAAAGATTTATTAATAAAAGTAAGTGATCTAGGTGTTGAGATGCAAAATAATGGAATCGGAGATACTCCAACAGAAAATTTTATTGAAACTCTTAGTCAAGGTCTTTCATTATTAGGTCAAGCAGTTGATTCATATTCTCCTTTAAATATTAAATTAAAAAAAGGTAGAAAATTATTGACTGATGAAGAAGAAGAAGTACAAGGAGGATATATTTCAGGAGGATCTAGGAATAAAGGACAGAAGTACCCAGAAATTAGATTCAGATAAAATAATATATTATATTATAATGTCAGCTCAATCATTTAGTAATTTAGCAAATTCTGAATTTAATGGAAATATTGTTTTAACAAATCCTAATTCATATATACAATTTGGTAATGGAAGCAAGCAGTCAGTAGCAGGAGGAGGAGGAGGAGGAAATGTTTCAACAGATCAACCTAATACTTTTGAAAATACTTATACTCAAACTTTTGATGGAGCAATATCTATAGATAATACACAATCAAATATAGGTCAATATGATAATGGTAATACTGGAATAGGACAATTTATTTATCAAAATATAAATACTGCTATTGCAAATAATAATTCTACTTTTGGTAATGGATGTTTTGAAGTATTAACAAATGGAGAATTAAATACTGGTGTTGGAGCAAATTGTGGCGAAAGTTTAACAACTGGAGATGGAAATAGTTTTTTAGGTTACCAAGCAGGAGGAACACTTACAACTGGTTCATCAAATGTTTCAATTGGGGCAAATAGTTTATACGATTCAAATGGAAGTTATAATGTAGCAGTAGGTAGTAATTCAGGAGAAAATGATGTTGGATTAAGTTCAAATAATACTTATATTGGTAATAGTGCTACACAAATAGATACAGATACTCATTCTTATAATTATCTTACTTTAATAGGATCAGATTCAGAACCAGTAAATGTAGGATCAGATAATCAAATTGTTCTAGGTAGATTAAATGGAGATGATGAATTATTTATTCCTAGTAATAATATCTTTCTAGGAAATCAAAATAATATTTCTGAAACATATACAATTGAAGCTTCAGGAGAAAACTCTACTATAATATTCACAGCACAAGATTCAGTACCTACTGGTTATCAAAATGTTTTATCATTATCAACTACTTTATCTGAATTAACATCTGGTCAAATAACTTTAAATGGAGATGTAACTATTAATGGTGATGTAACAATACCATCTCCTAATAATTTAATTATTAATGATGTTCAATTTGTAAATCAAGGTGGAGATCCTTCTTATCCTACAAATGCGGTTATATATTTAAATAGTTCTGCTTCAGTAGGAGAACAATTAAGAGTTCAAATAAATGGAACTTTATATTATATAAATTTGACTGCAGTTTAAGTCGGCGAACATTGTCGAGATGAACAAAGTTAGATTATGACCATAACATCGTAACGATTACAATTTGGATTGTAATAGTTAGATTATGATTGGCGAGAGCATATTTGACAGAAAATAATAGTACATGATGATATTTTAGTCATAAAATGAAATTGATATAGATATCAATTAAAGATCTTTAATTGACCATTTGGACAAAGTTGGATTATGCGTGAAAAATTTGCGATTTGTGATTGATATTGCTCTCATCATCTTTATCTTCTGTCATTTTACGCTCTTAACAATCATATTTCATAATTACAAATCGATTTGTAATTGTGATCATAATTCAGTCATAAATTAACTTTGTTTGAATGAACAATGTGCGATTATGGGAATCCTATTGCTACATAAAAACAAGTAATTGCACTCGTAACAGCAGTTTGCGAGGCTGTATCAAATTTACCATAGGTAAATCCAGTTGTTGAAGTAGTTCCTATAACCAATACAACTTGATCATAAGTTGCTCCTTGTGCGTTTTGAACAAATACAAGGGGGGCATTAGGAAATGGAGTATTAAAGGTAATAGTTCCAGTTGTTTCTGAAATAACTCCAGTTTGAATTATTGCGTTGTTTGGCAAACTTAACAATGCTTGAGCGGACATTATACTATTTCTAAAGATAATAATTTATGGAATTCCTAAACTAACTAATTTTATATGTTTTGGAGATCTTTCATGTTTATATTTACTATCTTTTCTTATACATGATCCGCAAATACATTCATATTTTTCACTTGCTTTTTCTTCTATTTTATTTTTATTTTTATAATAATAATTTAATTTGTATTGATTACTTTTCTCTTTATTATTTGAAGCCCATATTTTACTTACTTCTAAATGTTTATCTTTATTATTTTGATAATAAATTTTCTGTTTTCCTAAAATTATTTCTCTATTATTTTCATGATATTGTTTACGTTGTTTTAAAATTTCTTCTTTATTATCATAATATCTTTGTCTATTATATTCTATTTTATCTTCATCATTTAAAAATGCTTTATTAGAATTTAATTTTGAATTTCTTAATTGTCTTATTTCTTCTTCTTTATTTAACGCTTCAGTTTTATTATTACATGGATATTTTTCAAATTCTATAACTTCCCAATTAATCCAACCACCATTTTCTCTGATGATTTTATATATTTTTAAATTATAAGATTTATGGTTTACATTATTACAAATATTTTTATGATTTTTTATTCTTGATTTTATATTAATTGTATGTCCTACATATTCTTCTATTATATTTTCGTCTTTACATTTTATAATATAAATAATTGTATTTTGATAATTAGACATTATTATATTATATAAAATTCCTTTAGATTATTTTATAAGTAGTGTGAATACAATATCATATGGAAATTCTGTCATGAATATCATTTCATAATGATCTCTTTTATTATCTATTAGTATTTTCATTTCTTCTAAAGTATATCCTAATTTGAATAATTGACAGAATATAATACATGCTCGTCCGCATATTGCTGAATCAACTCCATATATTTTTTTAGTAGATTGGTACTTGGTCTTATTATAAATTGATTTCATTCCACTATTTTTAATTAAATCTTTTAGAGCATTATGTTCAGCTCCTAAAATTCGCTGCATCATTTTAGTAACATAATTTAATTCATGATCAATAGAAACTCCATATGAATCGAACTGAATAATTACATCACCTTTCCTAGCAAGTGCGACAAAGTGACCTGTATTATATTCAGATTCTACTAAAATGATACAACAACAATTATCTTCTGGAAGAATATGATTAATATGTTGAATATTATCTAGTTCTGAATATTTAAAAATAGGAAAATTATGTCCTAGATAAGATCTTAATTGAGTATCTGTCATAAATTGAGGCAGTAAATCTACAGCTCGTTGAAAATCTAATTGTAAATGGGTATCCGGTAGGAAGCCTTCTGACATATAATAATAAGATATTTATTATTATTATATTTTACTTATTATTAATATATTCTTGATGTTGTTTAGAATTATTTATATGTTTATTTTTTGAATCCATTTTTCCTATCCAACCGCATTTACAAATAAATTCTTTATTACCCCATTGTTTTTTATATTCCTTAATTTCTTCTTTATTTGCTTCATAATATTTTTTACTATATTTTTTATTTTCTTCTTTATGTTTTTCTCTATATTGTTTAATTTGTTCTTTATGATCTTCTCTATATTGTTTTAATTTAATTAATATTTGTTCTTTATTATTTTCATACCATAATTTATTACATTCTTTATGTGATTCTTCTATAAATGCTTTTCTCATATTTAATTGAGCTTTTCGTTCAACTCTTATTTCTTCTTCTCTCTTTTCAGCTTCTCTTTTATCATTACATGGATACTTCTCAATTTCTAACATAATCCATTCATCCCATCCACCATTTTCTCTAATAAAATTATAAATTTTTAAATTATAATTTTTAGATTTTTCATTATTACAAACTGTTTTATGTTGGCATTTTCTTTCTCTAAAATTTGATGTAGATCCAATATATTCTTCTGTTATATTATCATCTTTACATTTAATAACATAAATAATAGTTTTTGAATAATCTGTTGGGAGTCTTGGCATTGTTCTATAATGTTCTATTCAGTTCTTTCTAAATTACTTTCATCTTTTTTAAAATGTTTATTCCCCATAAATCCCTTAAATAGCCCCGATTTATAATCATATACTTCATAAGTAAAATTTGGATTATCACTTTTTATTAATGTAATTCGTCCATCATTATTATCATCTTCATCTTCTTTAATAACTTTAATTTTTTTTACTTTAGGAATATGGTTTCTCATAACATTACTTATTAGAATACTTATGTACAAATAACGAATTTAAATGTTCTATATTTTTAATAAGATCAGTATTATTTCCCCAGAGTAACATGTATGAAAATAATGAAGGACTAGGAGTAAGAGATTCTATTAATTGTCTTTCAGTAGGATTTCCTAAATGTCTAACTCGATAGTTCTGTCTAATTGTCTTATCATGATGATCTAAATATGTTTGAGATTTATCAAGACCAAAGTCATAGTAATTTCCATCATTTAAGTAAACCCTATATTTTTTAAATAATCTAGGAGATTCAGTTATATATATTATTTGAGGCATATTATATATTATTAATATTAGATTTCTTTTCTTCAGGATGTCGTTCAATCTCCAACTGATCTAATTTTTCTTCTCCTTCTACGTCCCTAATTAATTCGAATCCCCAACACTTACAAGATTTACATTTTGATTTATATAGCATCTTGGTAAATGCTAAAAGAAATCCAATACTTGAAGTTATAAAAAA